TTACAATTTCAGTGCATCCTGGTTTGAAATCTGTTTGACTTTTTCATCAATCAATGCCTGGCAAGCCTTTCTCAGGTCAGAATCCATATCATCACCGAGATGAAAGTGGTCTGTCATTGCTTTGCCCCAAGTTATCATGAAAAGGACAATAATGCGCTGATCAAGTTGTATTCCCATGGACTGCGTCCTACGCAGGTACGATTGGTAGAAAGAGGACTTCCTCTTCAATTTTTCCTCTGCTGTCCCAACAAGCTTTGATGCCATGATGGTATTGCGCATATCCTGAAGGATTGAAAAGAAAGCACCGAGCTCTGCCATCCCTGCTACATATAGTGCTGTCGGTGGACACCTGTCTGGTGCACAAGCAAATACCCAAGGAGCATGAGGCTCCATTATGTCTTTAACAAGCTTACACCCTGCCACCTTTGCAGCTTCGTAGAGTTGGCATATTTCAGAAGAACGGGATTCTCTCAATACTTCCTTGCGCCTTGCAAAATAAGCAGCATTGGTTACCTCAGGGGCCTTTGTAGTGGGGCCAGCATCTATGAACGGACACACTTCCAACATAAAGGCTGATGCAAGCTCATCCCATTTCTCCGCAAGGTAATTGAATCCAATAACACCCATAACAGGACTAACAAGTTTTCTTGCCTTTGCCTCTGCTGCATACAAACCGCAGACTGCAGTCTTGTATCGCCCGGGTGTTATCTCATCAGCCTTCATGCTTGATTGGCCTGTTGGGAGGGAAACATAGAGGTGCCTGGGTGTTTTCACACCATTCTTCTCAGTAAAGGAGGAGTCATCTCTGAACCTAATCCGGTTGCCTTTATTCTCCTTGACTGTCTGTCTACCCCTGGTTGTCAGCATATACAATGCTTTCAGGACAATGACAATTGGGAAGGTCAGGAGGTAAAGGACAATCTTCAACCAGTCAGCAGATGACCCACTTGGCTCATCAATGTCTGTGTCGTTTAAATCAACAACATTTCCATACCGGAGTGATGACCTTTCGTTCAGGTGCTCATCCTCATCAAGATCATGGGCCTTTCTCTGTGGTTTCACAGTGCTGTCTCTTTTTATTTGCTCAGCTATCACTCTCCTGGTCTCCTCAAGTCTCTGCTTAAGGTTTGCAACATTGTCTGCTCTTTCATTAAACACTTTAAGATCCAGGTCATCAGGCTTTTCCATCTCCTGTATCTTTGTCTTTGCATCAACCATCTTTGCTTGTGCAATTGCAAGCTCCCTTTCTATCTTGTTTTGTTCAGCCTCTAATTCCTTTAAGGATGCCAT